CTCTTTTTCTTTCTTAGTCTTACACTCTTTGAACCAAGCTGCCTTCATTCAATAGGCTCCTCAGGAGCTTGCTCAGGGACAGCTTCAAGGTTTCGCATACCCTCTTCAGCCATCTCCTCTTGCTCTGCCTCAAACTCGATCTGAGCCTCTGTGACAACCTTCTGTGTCTCAAGCTGTTCAGTGACTGCAATGTTCTCGCCAAAGAGTGCTGGTTCACCAAGTTCATCTGCAAGTAAACGAGCAAACTCTTTACCTGACAAGTGTGAAGCAACTGTAGGATCTGATGCTTTGATCTGGTACATAGTTGTAAGGTTCTGTACACGTTGAGCACGTTCAGCAAAGTGACGGGCACCCATTGGTACGATCTTACCGTTTGAACGTAGATCATCACGAGTGATCTGTGTGAAGAAGTAAAGACCAGTGTCGTCGTTTAAGACCTTAGCTGTGTCTTCGTAGTCCATGTTACGACGAGCTACTTCCAACATAGCATTCAAGATAGGCTCAAGGAACACACGTTCAAAGTGAGCAGTCTTGTGCTGAAAGATACGACCAGCAGCTGTCATCAACTGACCAACCTCAAAGGCTGTCTTCTCACCTGCACTACGGATACCCATAGCTTCACGAGGGGCACCAGCCATCATCTCCATCTTAGCTTCGATCTCACGGATCTGGAAGTCAGCATTAAGAGCAGTAGAATCAGGTACAAGATAACCTACGTCACCCTCATCACCTAGGTAGATCCGAGCATTAGGTTCAAAGTCAAAGTCTTCTACGTCACCACGGATCTTTAGTACTGGGTAGGCGATCTGATCAAACACATCAGCCTTCAAGTTCTCAAGGTGGTCGATGCGGTACTGCATACCTACTAAGTTGTCTAGTGGCCCCATAGAGTATAGGTTGTCTGGACGGTCTCTCCAACCTACGTGGAAGATAGGGTCACGACCTAAGTAGCTAGGGTTCTCTTCGTTAGACAGAACGTAAGAACGGTCAACGATTGTAATCACACGGTTGTTAAGGAATGCTCCTGTACCTGTGTCATAAATGTCACCATAGAAAGTAAGGATCTCTACGTAGTCTGATTCGTAGTAGTCAGTAAGGTTAGAGAAACCATCGGCTACAAATCCTTGTGACTTCTGAGCATCAATCTCGTTACCCTTAGCTGCGCCACGGTTGCCTAGCATCTTATCAAAGATGTCAGACATGTACGCCTTGTCAGGTGTAGTTTCGATCATACGTTGTACTTCACCCAAAGTCATAACAGAACGAATGATCTTAGGTGTATCAGCAAACTCAGCAGCTACTGGATTGAAGCAGATGTCGTGAGGTGAGATACGTACAAGTTTAGGTCCAACATAGTTAACTACACGATCACCATCCTCAAAGTTAGTAATCTTACGTTTGTAGTCTACTGTAGCAAAGCAGTTACCGTACTGGATGTAATCATTAATGAGTTTGCTTGTTGTGTTAACGAAGTCAGACTGACGTAGCTTGTTCTGCATGTACGCCTGTATGATGTCTCGTTTCATCTTAACATCACTTGCAGCATCCTCAGCTTCAAACTTAAACCACCGTTTCTGAGGAAACAAAGCAGCAAAGTAGTTAGCATGTAGGTTGTCTGCAATCTGTGTAAGCTTAGGTGTGGTAGTAGAGTTAGACCACGGAAGCTTGTTGTTAGATGTTGTACGTGTATCAGTTGCGTAGATATAGTTACGTAGTTCTTTCCACTCTTCTACCTTAGAAGAACGGGCATTATTCCAAGAGGTCCAACGGCTAGAGATGTCCACAGCTAGTGCATGGGGATCAATAACATTTTCAATATCTATTGTAGTGCCAGCCATTTCGACTCCTAGTCTTAGCCTATGTTGTAATAATACAACTATTTGAGTTGTTTGTCAAGTGTTAAAATGCAACACCACCAAATTTAGGGTGAAATACTACATTGTTGTCTTGACTTCGAGTTCTTCTTACTGAACTACTTGGCTTGATTGCAACCTCTACAGCTGCTGCTAGGCAATCCTTACAGTCATCGTGAGCAGGGTTGTGAGACACTAACTCTTCTTCTAGTACCTGACAGTTACCCCCACGGTAGTGGTACATCTGGAGGTTTTCGTACCTAGGCTCAAGGATAGCAGCAATACGTTCTTCCTTAGAACCTTGGTGTCTGTTAGGACGGTGTTCGTCAATCTTTAAGGCAAGGCCATTAGGTTTGATGTAGCTGTCTTTAAGTTCTGTAACGATAGCTGACTGTGCAGCCGTACACTCAGCACGTAACTTCCTAAAGTCCCAACGGTTAAGCAGGTCTAGGATGTGCTTGAAGTACTCAGAGATTTTATCAGTCTTGAACCGATCAATGTCTAGAACGTATACGTTATTCTCAGAGTCCACACCAATGACGATAATAGCTGTGTAGTCGGCTCGTTTACTGACACTGTAAGCAAAGTCCACAGCTGCACTAACATTAAGTTTGTTTCCCTTGTAGAGCCACTGTCCGCCCTCTCTGACCATGTGTTTCTTATCGTAGTACTGGAACCTATCATATGCGATAGGCTGGCTGTCAGGGTCCGTAGGATCGTTGTAGTACTGTGCTCGGAACTGTACCCTGTCTAGGTACTGTCCACGTTTCTTAGCTAAGATCTTAATGTCAAACCCGAAGAACTTACCGTCCCTACGGAGTTGACGGGGCCAAAGGAAATCCCCTGTACCGTCACCACTACTCTCTACAGATCTTTCCATAACTTCATAGATATTCTCTTTACCTATTAAGTCGTTATTGTCTGAGTACAGATCCTCTTCCATACCCATTAAGTCTGAGTAAAGGTCTTTAGGATGGTAACGTGTACCAACTACCCACTCCTGTGCCTCACTACCTTCGATAGAGGAGAGGAGGGAGTACTGAGACTTAACCTTGTTACGGCCCTCGTTAGTGTAAGCATTCTCAAAAACAACTACGTCATCAAGTACGGCAATGTCACAGTGCATCCCAGTCAAAGAAGTAGTAAGGCCACCCGTAAAGATGGATGGGTCACGTACTGATTCTTTCTTACGGTCTGGGTGGTCTAGGGCAATCTCAGAGGTAGTCCACTTCTCCCGTTTACTTTCCTCTTTGTGTAGATGCTGAGGCCAGTACTTCTGATGGATGTCAGACTCAAAGATGTTCTTGATAAAGGACAACTGCTTCTGAGCTAGGTTGGACGTAGCTGAGATGTACAAGACCCGTAGTGTAGGGTTCTTCGTTAGCTCCCATGCAACACGGTAGGCAACCATAGCTGACTTACCGTGGTCACGAGGGAACAGAAGAAGCTGGTGAGACTTAGCATCCTGCCTTGTCCACCACTTACAAACATCCTCGTGGCAGTTACCTAGTACACGCTGAGGAGCAACAAGCCTGATGAATGTCACCAAGCTTGCCTCCGCAGCTTCTTTGATTTCTTTTACTGTTGCCATTAGGGTTCAGTCGGCCATGTAATGTTGTTAGGGAAGCCAGCTTGCTGTGGTACACCCAGTAGGTCAGTACGATACTGAGACCACTCTGTTTGTTTAGCTGCTGTAAGGTCAGCCCAGCGCAGTGGGTTAGACACCAGTGGGTCAACGACTGTGACTAGGATGTTGTCACGTTCACCTCGAACCTGTGCTGCTGTAGCTGCGTCTAGCTCTACCTGAGTAGGGGCTACATAAGCTGTAAAGTTACTACCAACCAACGCCATGACAACATCGTTGTCGATGGTTGTGTCAGTGTCAGAAGGGTCTAGTGTGTAGGGTATCCAGCCGTAATCTGGGTGGTTAATCTCTACGTCCATGTGGAGGTTGTCAGACTGTAGTGATGCCGCATTGCGTACTTCTGTGATTGTAATACTCATTATGAAATCCTCAAGAATAAGACTGTAGGGTTCTCGTCAAAAGGAGGAGCAGGCGTTTGGCCCATGCAACGCCAAGTACCAGACCTAGCTGCTGTAGTGGTGGGGCCAATACCGATGTTAGAGGTTGATCGGTAGTACCATGTGGAAGAAACACTGTCTGAACTTTCAGCCGAAAAACCTGCGGGGTACAGGCTTGAGCCTGCGTAGGTAGATCCAAAGTTGAACTGTGGTGCAGCAGTGGATGACCCTGCCCCCCTAGCCCACATGTAAGTGCCAACATCACCAGCAGCCAGCCCAGCCGTGGCCGAGCCAACCTGAGCACTCGTAGTTACTGAGCTGATCCCTGTCAGAGCAGAGCCATCAATAGCTGGTAGTGCATTAACAAGATTCCCAGCATCTAAACTATCACCTACCTGTAATGCTGAATCAGCTAAAGCACCTTGAGCAGGGGAAGCAAAGTTCAAAGATGGCTGATTAGATAAGTCTGTGTAGCTACCTGTACTAGCAACTGTTGATAGACTTAGTGTAGTTTTAACAGCAGCTGCATCTGCAGCAGCAATAAGATTTGCACCAAACACTGAGACAGTTCCATCGAATACTGGATCGTTAGACACACTAATCAACTTACCGTTTACTACTAGACTCGAAGTACCGATGACACTAGCACCAAGAATGTTATTACCATTAAG